GATGTAAAGTTTAACCCAAATATTCTTGACTGAACTTCTGAAGGTAAGTAAGAGTTAATGACATTTAGTTTTTCACCGTGAAGCAAGAACTTAGATGAAGATAATGGTGACATTAGGTTTCGTTCAACACGGACATTACCCTCAACTTTGATATATGTTTCACCCCATGATTTATCTAAAAACCCAAGTGGGTTTAATCTAAAAGCGGTTCTGCATAACCCATATCTATATTCAAGAGATTTTTTCCAAACATTTTCTATTGGACCATTTTGACCAAACGAATATGTATTACTTACCCCAGTTGGGATAATATTCAGTATTGCTTCTGATGCACCCCATGAAGAAGGGTTTACATAAGGTGGCAGCAACTCATCTGTGCGAGTATTAACACAGAGCTTCAAAGTCGGATTTGCAGCTTTTATATCAGCCCACATCTGATTTGACCAAAGGCGAGCCTGTTCATAAACTAACGGTAGCACACCAACGGCTGGTGCTGACGTTAATACCCATGTACTGCCTTTATATTCATATCCATCAGTAATATCTACTGTCTGTTGATATGCAAGAGTATCAGAACTTCTACTCCAGCCCACAGAAGAAACTATATAAAGCCCATTGTATATTGGAGATGCTTGCGCTTGCAACAATACTTTATCGCCAACAAATAGTAATGTATCATCGATGACTTGAATACCAAATAGTGATGTGACATCAGTCGTTGCGACAACTCTGGCAGATATACGATCCGATGTAGCGACAACATTACATTTATAAATAGCATTCCAAACAGCAAGTGGTAATAAACCATCACTTAACTTCCAGGGTTCAAGATTTGGTCTAATGACATCATGATATCCCGCAGCTTCAAAATAACCTAAGTAGTTATCATACCATCTTGCATATGGAAGTGATAAGGAATAATTCCATGTAAATGGATCTGATGCTGAATAATCTGCTGCAAATGTATCGTAGTTATACTTAGCAGAAAACTTTGCTAGTTCAACTGAAGAATATCCCGATAAAGCGTTTGAGAATATATCAAAGTTTATCTGTTGGTGAGTGCTAACACTTGCATACAACTTATTTTCGATAGCGATAACTAAACTGTTCTTAATATTCGCAATAGAGATTTCTGTCCAGCGACTGTCAACTGTCATATTGACATTTGGAGTAATCCATGCATTACCGGTTATATCCCATATTTTAAGTTCATTTAGATTTCTGTTATACCAAATATCACCTGATACCCCAGCGACTGGATTTGTTGCATCAGTATCAACACTGAACATAAACAACTGCTGAGTAGATGGTTTAAACCAGAGCTGACGAGCATATGGAATAGCTGGCATACTTTCGGAAAAGATGCCAGCAGATTGGGATCCATCTGAGCGAGTAACAACCGTTGCAAGTAACTGTCTGTCTAATGCCATATTTCTTGGGGTGACAGAAGATACGTGACCATCATGGTGAACGATCGTATCTAAACCAAGTTCTCTATCAAATGTAATATCAGGCACTACCCGAGGTGTTAATCCCATCATAGGTAAAGTAATCGGCCAGCACTTAACTAATGCGGTAGTATCGCTGAATGTGTGTTTTAATACTTCATTGTCTGTGCGAAGTTGCTCAAAATATTCTACAAGTCTCTGAATGTCTGGGTGATTAGGATTAATATCGGTAACCCCAACGTGCGAAATACTAGCAAGATATTCTGGGAAATCATTGATCATAAACTGATCAACGCTAGATAGTGCAGTCAGATATTGTTGCTCGGCAAAATCAATAATAGTAAGAGGTGAAACATCCTTCTGAATAAGCATGGAAGCAAGCAATGGAAAGTTGCTTCCAAACTCACGAATAGTTCCGCCAAGACCCGGATTAAAGTCTAGTGTTCTAAGATTGTTTACGCCAAAGGACGTGCCAACAAAACCATTTTGGTTTTTTATAACGCTACGAGTATGATTGAGTAAATCGCCAAAGTTGACTTCTGTTCTTGTTTCGCGTTCTATGTTCTCGAACATTCTAGCAGGATTCATCCATGTACCATCATTATTACCATCGGCAATATCAGTACCAATGCCACCTGGATAGTTCACTATACTTTCATCTACGTTCTTTTTAACATATCTTGGAGTAATAGTGGTGTGAACAATGAAAGTGAAAAACTCTCCTGCTACAAAGGGTGTTATTCCATTAGAGATGGTTAATGCAATATCATCACAAGCAAACTGTATCCCAACAGTAGCATTCCCGACAAATCCACTTCTTGTTCCAGTAATACTAAATGTAGTAGGGGTTAACACTTTAGCAGTCCAACCTTGATTATCAGCAGAAGCAAAAATGTGGTCGACTACTAAGGTGCCACGATTATATCCACCAGAAAAAATAATAGGTAACGTATGCTCAGATGCTATGACACCTTCTCTCCAAACAGATTTAAGTTGCCCAGCATCTTTATAGTATAAAAGACGACCTTCAGTATCTTTAATACCAATACCAAAAATATAATCATAGTTGGCAGTAGTTTTTACACGCTTTTTAAGTACGCTGTCAGTAGTAAAATCTGGGTCTTCGACATAATAGAAAATACCAGATGTTGAACCGCAATGGGTGCCGTCATATCTATAAAGATTAAACTGTGGTATTTGACCAAAGGATATTTTTGCTTGCTCATAAACTGGACCAAATCCGGTTTGGCATGGATACCCATTTAGTGTAGCACTATTCAACTCTAAGGTATTATTATATTCAATAATAGGACGCGTTGCTTGAACATAAGAAGTGAAATGAATTCCACTCGCTTCAAGAGTAAAGAGTTCTTCTCTATGAACCCAAGTATTATATTTTTGCCAATCATTTAATGGGCCGGTAGATGTAAATCCGTCAGTGGTAAATGTTAATGATGGATAGGTACCAGAAGCAACAAAGGTTTTTAGTCCATTCGCAGTTCCATTTTTGACATAGACAGAAGATCCGTTATAAAAATACGCTGCCTGATTGGCATCATCTGCGAGTGACCACTTAGTTCCAAGAGAGACAATGTAGATACCATTTTCTGTAGGGTCAACCTGATCTTTAACAAGTACCCGTTCTCCAATAGCAACTGTTACACCATCAATCTTCATATAAGGTGATAATGTTTCTACTCCACTAATAGTTCCTTTACCGATACTATTTGCGGCAGTTAGTGATATTAAAATGTTGCTAGTAAAATAGGTAATGTCTAAAGTAAAATAATCTCCAGCACTAAAGTGCAAACCACCAACAGTGATAACAAAAGAGATTAAAGGATCTGTTCCATCAGTAATAGTGATTAGATTTTCTGCACCTGATGTTATTGTCGCTAACACACCGGTTTGATTTAACCCAGTGTCTACGGTTCCAAACTTACTGGTGATGGTATAGTTTTGATTTGATTGAAATGATATTGTGAAGGTTTCTGGTGGGCGATTATTAGTCCAAAATCTAATAGGCTCAGTAGTTGCTAACTCAACTGGCAACTTTATCAAATCAGTTTTCTTTGGATTTTCAATAACATAGTAATCTGGATGATTTAGCGGATTGAATGCTGGACCAGTGCTGGACCATTGTACCCAGTAATAGTTTGCATAGTTGATAAACTTGTCATAGTTGATTGGGTATGTATAGTTGAATGACTGCTCTGCCATCCAAGTTCTTAGATTTGGAACATCGGTATCTAAAGCATATAATCTGTTAAGCATATCTTCAAAGGTGAAGATATTTTCTTCTTTACCCGACTTAAAGTAAAGTGCTGGTATCATAGCATTTACTTCTCTATCCAGATTCGATGCTTGAATAGGAGCATCACCCACTGTATTTTTACCTATTCTACCATTCACCAATACACTCTGTTCCTCAGACACAAAGCGATTGAACATATTAGAAACCAAACTATCTAATAGTTCGTTTCTAGTTGCTGAAGGTAGTAGTTTTTTTAGATCTAGATTTTGACTTGCCATATTGGAGCGTGCTCGATAGTCTTAAGAAGTGGATATTATATTTATCCAACTTCTTAAAGTCTAGAAATGTGATTACCTGACTATCTTACTTGACGAAGAATAGTTGGGGTAAGTGCATCTACCATCTCGATATCATTTACTGTTGCAGCAGATTGTAGTATCTCATCAAAACCTGAATCGATTGTGAATAGAGAACCAAAGGAGTTGACAGAGTAAAGAGGAACCAAAACAACCGAAGCGATTTGGGTTGGTAGTTTTTGGTGGATCAGAGATATAAGTTCCGTTGCATAGAACCTGTCGCCAAATTCCCAGTTCTGAATATCAAAGAAGGTATCAATAACTGAAACAATTTCTGATTTGATACGTTCATCTGAGAATGTAGCGCCAGTCGCCTTAACAACTTTGAATGTTGCTCTCAACTTCTGATCTGCTTTTGAACCGAATAAAAGTTTGATTTTACCAGAATGAAGAACTACAGTATCTGAAATCATTTTGTTAGTCAACAAGTAACCATATGAGGTTCTTAACTCTAATGGAGTAGGCGGTGTAGGTTCAACTGAGGAATAACCCTTAACAAAGTTAATGACATTGGTATAATAACCACGGGTCATCAAGAATGCATCGTGAATATTTGTAACCGATGGGTCGATCAAATGAGTAACTGGGCTAAAGTGCTGCCACATAAAGTCGAGATCAACAACTGTTCTACGTCTTAGAAGTTTATATCCGCTAACTTCCCCGGATAGATTCGTGACACTATTAGCAAAGGTAAATGTTCCGTATAATCCAATAGTAACAATATTACTATTGGTCGGATCTAACACTGCCGTTAATGTTGGAACTGATGCAATGGAACTATTTGAAACTAATACCAAGAAATATTCATACCTATTTTCAGAGAATGAAATAAACTGAAGAACATTATCTGGGGTTGAATCACCTGCTTGTGTAAAGTTAATAGTGTCTGTTGGAAGAAGCTCAACTCTATTAAAGTTGACTACGCCATCAGAATCATATACAAAATCAACAACATCATAGATGTCTGCTTTCTGAAGTGGGACTCCATATTCATCTAAGTTCGAGCGTAGGATACGAACTTTATCATAGACTGGTTTTTTGGTACTCGAATCGATAATCTGAGTATTTTGATTATACCAGAACTTCGTTGATAGACTCTCAGCAACGATCTTTATATCTCTACTGTAGATATACGTATTATCTACTTCGCCCGTTGTAGTGCTAGTAGTTCTACTTATTAAGAATACCCAAGAATCAGCAGTGCTTGTTGGGTCAAAATTTGTAGATTGGATAGGGTTTGGAATAGATGTGATACCTAATTCTGAACTAGATACTAACTGCCACCAACCACTAAGATTTACTTTCCTATTATTTCCAGTACCAAATTTTCTAATCTTTGCAGTCCAAGTTGTCCCAAATGATATGTCAATAATAAATGCATCACCTGCTTCAAATACAGTTGAAGCAGCAGTAATAATAAAATCTATCGGGAGATTAATAGAGGTTTGAACTGACCAGCGAGGTGCCAAATCTAAACTATAGTTAGGTAACTTACCGCGAATATTACTGATGACAGTGAAAGTTGTCTGGTCCGATGTCATCTCTAAAGTAAGAGTTTCTGGCTTGCCCTTATAATAATCAATACCTACTGCGGGTGCTGCATGAACATCGCCATCATATGCTATAGAAGCAGTATTTGTTGGGTCATATAATGTAATGGTACCAGTACCAAAAGCAGATAAAAATCTATTGAACCTTAAACCAAATGTAGGTTGACTGCCGATCAACTGAAGACCAGAACCAGTATCACCAGGTGGATATGTATTAATACCATCAACCGTTCTAGGGATATCTGGGGTGTAAATCTTACCATCGTCCTTAGGATTTGTTGTTGGATCAAGAATAATCACGTGACGAACACCATTGATGGTTGCATACCCGGTTGGTTCACCATACCAATGTTGGTCAAGAGCAGACTGTATTGCCGACTTCTCATTCAAACTTCCAGTTTCACCTGAACTTGTCGACCCATATGGTTTAACATTTGCACCATCGACATCTTTATAAATCTGACGATTGTCTTCTATAAATTTTCTACGTGGGTAACTGATGATGCCTTCAGAATTAGTAGAAGCAGATAAAACATATGTCAAAGAATTCAATAACCCATTCGTTTGTAGAAGTGGTTCGATGAATGTGTCGATGATAGTTTTTGCATTCGTTTTTGTCTGAACAACATCGGCAGTAATATCATAAAGCAATGTTAGATCATCACCGAACAATTTTACATTTTCATATTTTCTAGATGAATCATTCCACTCGACATATTTTGGTTGACCAGCAAACGTTCTATTCACGGTCTTAAGACGTAGAATAGTTGGGTCTTTCAACATGTATGTGTTGTAATCTTGGCCATTGACCATGCGGTTTTGGGCATAGTAAGTAGATGGTGCAGACTGTCTAACGTGTTCAATAGTTTCTGAACCAGCATTGTTCTGAATAGCAGCAGTCAATGAGAAGGTCATCGAAAATTCTTGACCCACATTATTCTTATTCACATAGGAGAATCCCATTTGCTGTCCAGAAATTCTGTTAGCAGGGATTGTTAAGTCTTGGTTAACAGATACTCGAGTCCAGAACTGGAATGTTCCAACTGCCGTATCGCTGAAGTTACCATCACCAAAGACAAAAGCGATCTTATCATTCTCAAGAGTTTCTATTTCATACTTCTTACGTGAAGACATATTGTTGTTGAAATAGATATTCTGTTCATTAAGTGTTTCTACCCTTGCCCAATTCTCGATGATAGTATTTGCATCATCAACACGATAGACCCAAACGTCGGTGTCATTGACATTGATAGCACTTAGTTCGACTCTACGATTTGCAGTAGGTTCTGTGATAACGTAATCAGTGCGTATTAAGGAACCCTGTTTTAAGAATCCTAAGAAACCTGTAAAGTTTGAACCGTCGCCCTTGCCATCAGAAGCATAGATGATATTCATTTGCGAGTTCAAATCTGGTGCTCTTTCAAATGGTCCATTTTCGTCAATGTCTGCTGGAACAAATTCCATTTGAACTTGCTCCGAAGTTCCAGATGCAGAGAATGGATATACACCATTTCTAAAAGATGTTAGACCATTGTTGAATGTGTAAAGTTGCATCGACACATCGCCAATTTGGAACTGCTTAGATGGTTGTCCGAATTTTGATGTCATTGACTTGTTCATCACTAACAAAAACTGTTCTTTCCAGTTAGTATTATTTGGATCATTCCAAGTGATAGTCGTATTTGCTAGATTATTACCAAGAGAGTCATACGTGTCTTCAGTCGTTCTAACAGTATTAATTTTTACTAGACCGCGAGCAGGAATATTTCTCGATGCTCTATAGGAGATAAGACGAGCAAGTTTGAGAACAGATTGTTTACGTTGAGCAGTTGTAATAAAGTTTTCGTGAGATGCAATATCAATTCTATATGCAAGAAGTTCCGCTACATAGGAGAACAATTCTAATAGGGCAATAAGTTCTGATGATTCAATAAAGTCATTGAAGTTTTCAGGGTGATAAATTTTCAAATACTGAAGGAGGGATTCCTTGACAGTATCGTAATCATAAGATGTAAAATTGATCTGGGAGAAAGCATTGTAAACTTTGTCCCACGATTCTGCAGCATAGGTATTTCTAATGGTCATTTCGATTGAACCTCGATATTGAGTGTATCCCTAACGTTGAACTCAACGTATAGTAAATCCGCTATTGCAAGAATAGCATTGTTATCTCTAAGCGTTAATACTTCTAATGAAATTAATCTAACCCGAGGGTCATAACTGAAAACTTCTTTTAAATCTTCCTCGATAATCTTCTTTGTATAATCATCATTTGGTTCAAATGCTAAAATAGGAATACGAGTTCCAAAGTTAGGCATCATCAAACGCTCACCTTTGACGGTGTAAATGTGATTTAACAGGTCGCGCTTTACCAAATCAATATTTGAAATACTGAAAGAACTTCTAGTGTTCCAATCGGCTGTTGAAAAGCCTCGGTAAATTGCACGTGTCATATTATTAGAAGAGAGTAGTTATGTATTTATCAATAAGTCTAAAGTCACCTGAATCACTCTTTCCAGTTAGAGTTTCTTTTCGATATAATTAGCATTTCGCTTTGCAAGAGGTCTGCCTTGCCAAGGTTCAACACCCGGAATGATTGGTGGTGCAATTGGTTTTTCAGGACAAGTAGCAGCTTCTGCTTGTTTAGCCTGAGGACCATTTTGATCTATTCTAGCTGCAGTTTGAATTAATCCTGCCCCCGCCAACACATGGGTATTTCGAGTACTTGTCAATGCCAGATCAGCACCAGATTTTATATCTAGGTTATTAGTAGCTGTAATCTTAATAGCACTTTCACAATCGATATCAAAAATTCCACATGCAGACTGCTTTATATCTTTGTATGCTTTTATGTGAAGAGAAGCACCAGTTCCAATTCGTATATCTTCATCAATTGCTCTTATATTGATTGCCTTTTTTGCTTCAATGTTTATATTTCTATTAGCAGATATATTAATATCTTCTTCGGCTCGGAAGCTTATAGACTTAGAACTAAAAACATGAATGTGCCCATCTCGATCCAATTCAACCCAACTATTTCCTTCTGACGTTGACATATAGATACGTTCATTAGTATCATCAAATATAATCTGGTGACCTTCTGCAGTTTTAAAACGAATACGAGAACCTTTTGGATCATCCTGCATTATAATAGCATGTCTACCAGGTGTAGTAATACAATATGTCTGTGGATCTAGATGAGATGAATCTGCTGGACTTTTTGCGTATCCATCATTCCCATCTTTATCATCTTTGTGTTGAGCAACTTGACGTTCCCATGCTCCTCTTGTTTTAGCTATTGGGTCAGTAATTTCCCCGCCTCTAAACTGTCTGCGTAGGTTGTCATATGCTGGTTGAAGCGGCGTAAGATTTCCTGCTTCGTCTCCATCATCACCAAATGGCCCGGGCTTTCCATTGTAATCTGTATTTCTACCAGCTGGCAACGATCTATTTCTGTGAAGACGAGTTGTACTAGCAAAATAAAATCTAGCAGCTGGATTTGCGTTCAAACAGAATACTAATACTGTTGCTCCAATTTTCGGTATGGCCCAAAACCCATATGCAGCATGCGCCTTGTTGTTCGATGTTCCGTTTCCTGCAGGATATTCAACGGTGAAACCCATAAATGGAGAAGCATATTCAGCCCAAGGAAGTTGATCAACTACAAAGTTTTCGCCATCCATTGCCGGCACCCATATCTTAACTCTACCCATTTGGTCGGGGTCGGTGTTTGAAACAACTTGTCCTTCCATAATAAATGGAATACCGTCATGGAATATTTCTGAAGCTTCTTGTGTCATTTTTTACTATCACCAGATTGTTCATATGATCCGGATGTGTCATATGGTATTAGAGACATTGCATGTTGGAAATCTCCGCCTGAGAATGAAGTAGTAACTATTAAAACCTGGTATACCCCATCAAAGAAAAATTTGTCTGTAAACATTGGCTCGCCAGGTTTATATTCGCCAGTAAAATCAACGTTTGGTGCAAGGATATTTAATTTGACAAATACCGGTAGAGTTGAAATATCAACTCCGTTTAATAAATTATCTTTGCTGGAATTTGCTTTCTCTCCAGCTTCTATTCTAGGATTGACATATTCTTTTATGTATTGCTGTTTTGATGAAGCAACGCCTTTAGAAACAGCATCAACTAAATTGGTGCGGGTATTCTCAGATAGTTTTGATTTCAAATCATTGGCTGTAATAATTTGACCGTGCGGCGCTTGTCCGCCTCTCACATTTCTGTCTGCATATTTCTTAATGATGTTGGGATTTCCTCTAACAACAAGGTCTAAATTTATTGAACTCAAAAAATGTAGGAATGCAAATGTTTGATTGTATTCCTGTTTTGATTTAAGAGATGCAGCGGCAGCTTCGGGGGTTTGTTCTTCAACGTGTTGAGAAGAATTATTATTGCGTTGTTCTTTTGAGATCATTGGAAGAAATACTGGATCTCCTGGACGAACGCTAGGAACAAAGTCTTCGGTCTTCTTTGCACCCTTAGAAGCAGATTCGACAGCCTTGGGTGTATTCCCCTTTGATGCAACTTCAGCAAACCGTTGTTTGCCCAATTGAAGATTCGTGTCTAGTGCAACAACGCTTTCTGGTGAAAATTCTATCTTTAGATCTTTAATATGACTATTTTTACCGGTGAAAATATAATCATATGTTATTAGATTTTTAACAATGTTTGAATCACCCATCACTTTTGATGGTGCACCCGCAGAAATAGCTTTATCTTTTGCATCATCCATCTTCGGCATTCTATATGGATAGATGTCAAAGTGAATCACATATGTAGAATTATCAGAGGTTATATTTGTAACTGTTTTGAATGCAATTGCCTGACCCAATTTTCTTTTCTCTACACTGGATAAATCCATAAATGCTTTTGAAGATTCAAGGATAGATTTAATGGCATCAGTTATACTACTAGTAGGGCTAAATGATACTTGCCTATCTTTTCCACTTGGGGATGATTGTGATCGAGCCGGTTTACCAGCACTAGCAAATTTTATTTCAGAATAACCATCTGAGGCAGCCAAATTTGCATCCATCTGTCTCCATAATTCCGGGACAGTAATCATATATTGAACTAACTTACCGGGCACTAAAGAATTTCCAGCCTTTGCCGTTGCAGCATTATGATATTTTGCAAAGTGCTCTAAAGATTTCGTATTAAGCTGGTCCTCTAAAGAGTCCATTAACCCGCCAATAGTCTTTGCACGTTTACTAGTTGTCGCGGAACTTACATTACCGAGATTGGCGATTTGCTTCATAGAAGATCCCGCCTGAGGGGCACCTTCTAGTTCCATAAATTCCATATCATACGTCGAACCAGAGCTGGTAAACTCAAATGACATCAACAACAACGTTAATGGAATATAACATGTAGAAATCGTTTCAGTTGTGCCATCATCTTTATGACCAACGAATACGATTGCAAGTAAAAAGAATGCCGATGCTCTAGATGTCTGCAATTTATTGCGCATCAAATCCATCATGAAGTTAAAAAATGTTAGACCCGTAGTATCTAGCATTTTGATCTTCATTGTTCCTGCGGGAACGGTCGGATTATTCACTTTACCAGTTCCATAGATGTGCTGCATCTCAATATCAGTTATGGTATATTGTGCAAATCTTCTGGTATCTAAAATTAAAAATGCTTCGGTATTAGGGCCGAGGTTAATCTTGTCACCAAGCCCAACATCATTTATTGCTGCTAGTAGTGGGGATGATCCATTATCGTTTCCTATCATCTTGCCGAAAGCCTCTGTAGTAGAAGCAGCAGTCATTATAAAATGATAAGAATAAGTTCTAAAATTATCCAAAGGATTAGGATAATTGTTTCCGAGTTGTGCCATATATATTTTATATTACTACAGGTGAAATTGTGTTAATTGGCTGACGTAAAGAATCGGTACCACCAAGTTTTGTTCCAAGCATTAGAGATAATCTATCTTTAGTTGGGATAAGTAAAATTCTGCCTTCGGTAATTTCTGAGAATGGATCAAGAATATTATTGTATTGAGCAATAACCCACCAATAGCGAGGTTCATTATAGAATACATTTGCTATCAGGTCCATTCTACCAACATAGAATTTTTCCACCGTATATGAAATATCCGTATTGCTAGAAGGAAAAATAGATCTTTCCCACCATTCAATCTTTCCATCTGCAACCTCAGTGGTTCCACCTGCTACGTAACGAGAGTATTTATTCTGGAGACTATCAGCATTTGCCATTATCTTTCCTTTACTTTATTAATGGTCCACCGCGAGTTGCGAGTGTTGTTAATACATTTGGCAATGAACCACCCCTAACAGGATTGGCAATAACATTTGGTAATCCTCGCATTGGTGAACTACCAAGAATATCGGACTTAGTCACAGAGACGGCATTTGATCTTATATCTTGAAGTGCATCATATCCCTTATATGTTCCTCGACCGGCGCCTGCGCCCTCACCCCAAGTATTAGAATTTGCTACTGCTGTAGCTGCATCAAATCCTGCATAACTCCCACGGCCAGCAAATGCAGGTTCTTGTTTTGGAACAGGATTATATGCAGCTGTCATATCACCTGATCTATATTTGTTCAAATCAAAAGCACTAAGTTCTGCTGGAGACCATGTTTCTTTTAAACTTATTGTTATATCGATGATGACTGGGAATGGAACTTTTACAGTTGACCCACCTGCATCTACGGTATTCGCCTGGATATAATCAATATCATTCGGGTATGTCCAGTTATAACTATCCATGACGCATTTTACCGGGCCTACCATATTTTCCCCGTATGCTTGGAGAGTTAAAATAGGAGGAGGAGCACCTAGTCTTTCCCCAGCATAAGCAGCAGTTCCTGTTCCATAGAATGGCATTGCCCATGATCTAATCAAATTCAAATTATCTAAATTTTTTGTTGCCTCTTCAATAGTCCTTGATACTAATTTTGCAGAAATATTCCATGTTCTACTTGCAGTGTTTTTGTATTTTAGGATTTCACCTGGAGCATGTAGAGGATCAAAAGCATTATAGTTGATTGAACGAGATTCTGCTATCGTTGGGGTAACATCAAATATAATTAGTGGATATGAACTATCACTTAATGCTGGCTGCTGTGAAATCATTACCTTAAGTCCGATTGTTCTATCAGTATCATTTTCAACTACTTGACGATCTTGTGCAACTGGGATTCCAACAGTTCCTATTGGTGCCCCAGTCGAAGCATCTGACAGAAGTGTTTGTCCGGTTAGAGTATTTGGCGTTAAATTAACGCCCTTAATTAAACTTTGGAAGCCAGCGAGTTGTCCACCACCCACAAGTTTATTAAGCGCTTCTTTTGATTTTGTTGCTGCACTTGATACTGCAGCAGCAAATGTCTTGGGAAGAGATATTGGACTTGGCGACGATACTGGGGCTTCTGAATCACCTGATGGCATAATTATTCCTTAAGTGATGCTGCTATTTTAGCGAACATCTTTTTTGCTATTGCAGGTTTGGATTCTAATCCTACGATTTCTGCAAATTCCTTTTCATATCCTAGTTCTACTGCTCGTCTCGCGAGAGAACCAGAAACCAGATCTGTAGATAGATCATCTCCGTCTTTCATTGAAGCAAGAGCTGAATCCATTGCCTTCGCTTTGTCATCCTTCTTAGTGAGGACAGCATCATTATTCCGCACGAGATGTATTTTGTGGTGTTTGATTTCACCACCATCAGGTGTCTTGAAGTTCTTATCGAGAATTTTAATATACTCATCAATGCGATCTGTTCCTGCAGCAACAGCAATAGGTTCTAATCCTGCATCTCTTAGGTCTGCAAGAGCAGCAAAAGCATTGACAGCCTGTCTGAATACAACACCATTAGCATTACCTGATCCTTTCATGAAGGATGATCTTTCATCTACCGTGAGAGGATTGCGTTTCTTATCCGCATCTGACTTGCTGCCACCAATAATAACTACAACAGGTGAAACATCTAGTCCTAATTTAGGATTGTCTCGAATGAATTTTTTAACCTGATTGATAACTGCGTAATGGCCTTTGGTTGGTGGGTTAAACCTGCCCAGGACAACTGCAACTTTCTTGCTACCCATAGGCGAAATGTCTTCGAATAGCGCACTTAGTTCGAGTTCTGTGTCAATGTTATTCATGTATTGTCCTGCCGAATTTGCTGGTGATTGATAAGGTATTTATTAATCAGCGCCTTTTGTTTTATTGTGCAGTTTACAAAATGATTCAAATAGTTTATAATTACTTTAATCTCCGTTGTTATCATATGGAGAACTTAGTTTGATTAAAAAAGCATACGTTTATAAAATAACTCATAGATCTGGTAAATTCTATTTCGGATCTCGAACACCAACAAATCAAAAAATCCCATCTGAACAAGATCTGTGGGTTAGATATTTCACATCAAGCAAATATATTGCCGATATCATCAACAGCGATGGGGTTGAATCATTCACCCCCGAAGTAATAAAAATTTATGAGGATAGAGATCTTGCATTTTGGGACGAACAAGATCTAATTAAAGAAAATATAAAAAATCCGCTATGTTTAAATCACCACTATGTTAATAGAGAAAATGGTGAAATGAAATTCAGCACACTTGGAATTTCACCATCTGAGAAGAGAAGAGAAGAAATTGGAAATGAACATCGAGGACAGCAATTAGGTCCACAAACAGAAAAACAAAAGAAATTGATAGGAGATTCCCAGCGAGGAATTCCACGAAAAAAACACACCCCTGAATCTAAACAGAAAATAGTTGATTGGTTAACTGGGAGAAAACATTCACCTGAAACAAGAGCGAAAATGAGTGCTTGGCAAACTGGACGAACACTTCCAGAATCAACTAAGGCTAAAATTAGTGCCACTATAAAAGCAAGAAAAATAAACAAGGGAGCGCAAGCACAATGATTATCAAAAAACCAAAACAAAAAAGAGAAAAATCAACGTCCACAGTTGGTCATTATGTAACAAACAGCGTTTTGCTCCCAGCAGTTATCGAAGCAAAAGCTCTCGGTAAAGTAACTGATAAATTGATACGAATGATTCAGATGATTGCCGAACGCTATTCGCGTAAAGCAAACTTCATAGGTTATTCGTTTAGGGAAGACATGGTGTCTGCTGCAGTAATGAATCTCTGCAACAATGCGCTCAAGTTCAATCCTGAGAAGTCAAACAACCCCTTCTCGTATTACACCACTGGTATTCATAATTCCTTTCTTCAGTATCTTGCTGATGAAAAGAAGCACCGCAACATTCGTGATGCCCTGCTAATAGATGCTGGATCAAACCCAAGTTTCAACTTCCTTGATACAGAATCTGGTGAAATCAACTTCGAAGTAAAAGACTCTGACGAATTTATTCTTCCAGAAATGGATGAAGATGATTTAGCAGACCTCGATGAAACAATTTCCAAGGCAGTTGATGCTACTGAAATTATTCCTAAGACTCCAAAGGAAGCAAAATATCGTTATCAACATCGTATGCCTGGTGCAGTTACCAGATACGGTCCAAAGGATATCGAGATAGATGCTGATGGCAACATTACGATGAAGCCTAAGCCAGAACCAAAACCAAGAAAACCACGAGAAAAGAAAGAAGTCGTAGCGCCAGTTAAGGTCGCTAAGAAATCTACAAAAGCAGCGAAGTAAGGAGCATTGATATGAAAATAGCAATGTTCACAGACATTCACTGGGGCGCTAAGAATAATTCCAATGCTCACAACCAAGACTGTAAAGATTATATCGAGTGGTTCAAGAAGCATGTCATTGCTGAAAAATGTGAAGCAATTTCTTTCATGGGCGATTGGTTTGAAAATAGAAATGCGATCAACGTTGGCACACTCAATGCATCATTAGATGGACTTTCATCATTGGATGAATTGGATATCCCGATCTATTTCTGTATTGGTAACCACGATTTGTTCCACAGGGAAAATAGACATCAGTTTTCAACGTATCACTATTCGAAGTTTAAGAATATCGTTTTAGTGAATGAACCGATAAGCGTTGATAAGTTAATGTTCTTCCCATATTTGTTTAAGAATGAATATCCCGCTGCTGCAGCAAAGATTGAAAAGGAAAAACCTGATTATGTATTTGGTCACTTTGAGTTCAGAAACTTTGTCGTGACAGGAACAGATAGAAGAATGGATCATGGTCCAGATCATGAACTCTTCACCATACCAAAATACTTATTCTCAGGTCACTATCACAAACGTCAAATGCAAGATAACGTTATCTACATCGGCAATACTTTCCCAACAAACTATGGTGATGCATGGGATGATGCTCGAGGTATGGCGTTATTAGATACGGAAGAAAATGATGTATCCTTTACTGATTGGGGTGATTGCCCTAAATATCGTAAAGTAAAATTATCCGATGTATTAGCAGGTAAGATTGACTTTCCTCCTAAATGCAGGGTGAGATGTATTATCGATACTGAAATTGGTTATTCTGATGCACAAGCACTTCGTGAGGAGATGATTAAGAGTTTAGGTCTTCGTGAATTCTCTTTGGAAGAAAATATCGCTGAACGCAAAGAAGCAATTGCGGGTGAAGAGATTGAAGACTTTGATATGGGATCATTGAATGATGCTGTTATCAAAATGCTTCAGACTGGTATCGCAGGGACATCGACCATTAATGCAGATAAACTAATCGAGATTTATAGCACACTATGAGCACACCTTTTAAATTCAAAGAACTTATCCTGAGAAATTTCATGTCCTTCGGGAACATTGCGACATCTATCGATCTAAGCGATACGAATAGCACGCTAATACAGGGTGAGAACATTGATGCGGTTTCAAATAATGGTGCGGGGAAAACAACGCTCATCAATGCGATATGTTATGCACTCTATAACAAACCCTTCGATAACATTTCTCTTCAGAAGTTAATCAACTCGACCAACAACTCAAAGAATACTTTGATGGAAGTCCGTTTGATATTCGAGAAGGGTGATGATGAATTTGAAATCTATCGGTGTCGTGGAGAGACATTCAACATCCATGTCTATATGAATGGTGAAGATGTTACCCTTGACAGTGTTGCTGAAAATGATAGACTTGTTTGCGAAATTGCTGGTATGAGTTATGAACTCTTTACCAAGGTTGTTATTTTCTCAGGAAGTTCTACACCGTTTCTTCAGATGCCGGTGTCTCAACAACGACTTCAGATCGAAGAGTTGTTTAACATCACAATGCTTACTGAAAAAGCGGTGAAGTTGAAAGAGGTTATTAAGAACACCGAAAGTAAAATTTCTATTCAAGAAGCAGTTATCAAAGAACAAGAAAGTCAAGTTGCACTTTACAATCGTCAGTGCAAGGATGCTGAATCACGTGTCACTCGTTGGGAAGAAGATAGAACGAAGCAAGTAAAATCTCTGACTGCAGAACTTGCTCTTATAGAGACTGTTAATATGGAGGAGGAAATAGAACTTCACCAGTTAGTTGCTGAACTTATTAAGCAGGAACGAGAACTTAATAATCAAATTCGTATTCATAAGACCGAAAAGACTACGCTCGAAACCGATGTCAAGAAACTTCAGACTGAACTGAAACACTTAGTAGATGACAAATGCCCGTATTGCTTGCAAGCATATGAAGGCGCAAGCGATAAGTTAGTCGAAAAGCAGAAATCGCTTGACACTAAACAAGCAGCATTAGTTGCACTGCTCAAAGTTATTGTTGCCAAGGAAGATGAAGTTGCTGAAATAACAAATCAGAAGACTGAAGCAGAAACAATAATGAAGTTTGAAAGTCTTGAAGCAGCAATCAAAGCAGAAAATTCTGCTGCTGGTGCTCAATCTAAAATCGATGACTGGATTAAATCTATCAACCCACATATCGAAGCATATGAAGATTTGAAGAAGAATTCGGTCAAAACTATATCGTATGAAGAAATTGATGATGCTAAGAGGGAATTAGAACACCAACAGTTTTTGCTCAAATTGCTAACAGATAAGAATTCGTTTATTCGTAGAAAGATTATTAGCAAGACCATTCCGTTCTTGAATAAGCAGTTGATGTATTACACGAAAGAAACCGGATTGCCACACGTAGTTAAGTTTGACGACGATATGAGTTGCACGGTTTCAGAATATGGTCGTGAGTTAGACTTTGGTAATCTTTCTGGTGGTGAAAAGAAACGGGTCAATCTTTCTCTATCACTTGCCTTTAGAGATGTTCTACATCACCTTCATGCTAAAGTAAATTGCTTGTTCATCGATGAGATTGACGGTTCATTGGATGGGTCTGGTGTTGATAGCATTTTCAAACTGCTCAAGACAAAAACCCGCGATGAACACTTAGGTCTCTGGATTATTTCTCACCGCCCAGAAGCAGTTGGTCGATTCGACAGGTCAGTTATCATTCGTAAAGAGAAT